CATACTGTATATAGTTTTGTGAAAATGAAATAGTATCATTATATACATTACTTTTTTTGTCCCAACCTGTATACATATCACAATTTTCAAATGATTTTAAATACATATCAGAATACTTGAATAAACTATCTTCTTTTTCAAACCAAATACCAGCATTATTTTTTAAGATTGTTTTAAATTGTATATTTGTCATATTTTCAACTAATACCTTTTTTTGATTATCATTATCAGATAATTTTGCGTATTTTGCCCACACAGCTAAATTATTTTCCATTCCCGATATTCTAGGTATTAAAAATGGTATATTATTACTTATTTGTTTTAAAATATATTTGTATAAATGAGAATTATCGTAAAATGATAAATTATCCATGTGTTTGAAATATTGTTGTATATCATAGTTTTTGGGCTGAACTACACAATATGGCTTGCTGATCAAGTCTTTTTCTGTATATGATCTACCATTTTGTTTATGATAATGGTAGGTTACAATAAATTTTGGATCGTTTATTATTTTGAACCCCAAAATATTAAATAAATATAATATTTTGTTGTCGCACCCAGGCATACCCAATTGAAAATTAAATACTTTATTATATGGTACAATATGTTTAATTAAGTTACTGTGAATTATCCATGAATCTTGTGAATCTGGTCTTGGTCCAAATATTTTTGATACATTCTGTAAATCATACTCATACCGTAACTGTGAAATTATCAATTTATCTGATGGTAAATGTGTATAATGTAAATTCTTTATTGTTTCGTTAAAAAATATATCAGCATTAATAATACATATAAATCCTTGTATGTTGTTGATACTCACATAATTAAAAACATCTGAATAACATAATCGCTTATTAATATTAACTTGTACAATTTTATCTGATGTAATATCTAGTTCTTTATCCGAATAAATTCGTTCATTTAATAAATAAATTTTATCTATATTTGAATTTTTAACATTTTGTAATAAGCAAAAAACGATTTCTTTATATCTACTTAAATCAGTATGAACGAAAAATTGACAAAATATATTTATTTTATGTACAATTGTTTTGCTATTGTCGACTATTATATCTTCTGAATATAAAGAATATTTCATAGTATATAAATAATTAAATATGTATATATTTATATATTTAATTATTTATATATATTTATATATTTATATATGTACTAGACGATATTACTCGATATTAGGTTTCCGCCTTTGAACACATTGCATTTAAACGTCTGTTTGGACGGTTTGGAACACACCACTTTATTACTTTGTAATTCATCAAAGTAGAGTAATGAATCATACCCCGACTGATGAAACAGTGTATACCAAGTAGCACCCAATACAAAGCCGACCAAAGTGCCTAATATGCTACCACCCGATGTCGTACAATTATTACTAATTTTGGTGACAGCATCCAGAGCAAGCAGACAAAGCAGTGCTGATAGAACCACATAATTCACTTGATTATTATAATACATGGGCAACACTAAATACGCAATTGTAAAGGCGATAAATAAACTGGTGGGGGCCGGACTATTGAATTCAGATAAAAAAGGCAACTTAATAAGATCACACGATAATGACGCATTCAGGTCTACCTTACTACCGATTTGATTCATTAGAAAAATATTAATTACCGAGGCTAGTAGTACCCCTGCTAAATAGATAATTCCTTTTAGATTCTGATTGAATAACGACGACATGACTAAAAAGAATCCTAATAATAGCGGCGACATGGCTGAAAATAATTGTAACATGTTGGACAATTTAAGTTGAATTGGCATCGTATACTATATATCATATATATTATTGTTTACATATAAAGCTAAACTGATATATTACTATAATACATAAATCCCATATGGGTATCCCTAGCTATTTTTCACACATTGTTAAAAAACATCGCTCTATTATAAAAAAATTTAATCAACATAAAGATAAAATCAATAATCTTTATCTTGACTCTAATTCCATTATTTATGATGCTGTTCACGAGTTGTCTAAAGAAAAAAATATTAATTATGCGCAGTTTGAAGATAAACTTATTTTGGCCGTTTGTGAGAAACTCGTTTATTATATTAAATTAATCAAACCCAACCACACAGTGTTTATCGCATTTGATGGTGTAGCGCCAGTGGCTAAATTAAATCAGCAACGACGGCGCCGTTATATGGGGGCAATTCCGACTGCTGCTCTGGCGGTCGGCGGCGGGGCGGCACGGGCAATTCCGACTGCTGCTCTGGCACTGGCGGTCGGCGGCGAGGCGGCACGGGCAAATCCATCTGCTGCTCTTGCACTTGCGGTCGGCGGCGAGGCGGCACGGGCAAATTTACTACCCGGGGGTTGGGGGGCAGCGCCCCCATGGAACACCTCCAACATCACTCCCGGTACCAGTTTTATGTTAAACCTAGGTGACAAAGTTAAGGCTCGTTTTAGTAATCCTAAAGAATTTGGCTTGGAAAACATTATGGTGTCCACCGCAGATGAAGCCGGGGAAGGCGAGCATAAACTATTTGAATATATTCGCAACACACCAGCAGAACATAAAGAGTCTATCACTGTTATCTATGGTTTAGATGCGGACCTTATCATGTTGACATTAAATCATCTACATATTTCTGAACAATTGTATTTATTTAGAGAAACGCCGCATTTTATTAAAAGTCTAGATAGTACATTGGACCCCAACTCGCTTTATTTGTTAGACATACCCTTGTTTGCTAAAAGTATAACTGGTGGGGGCTCTGCCCATCTATTGCCCTTGCCCTTACCCCCGGGTTGTATAACTGGTGGGGGCTCTGCCCATCTATTGCCCTTGCCCTTACCCCCGGGTTGTATAACTGGTGGGGGCTTGCCCTTACCCTCGAGTTGTATAACTGGTGGGGGCTCACCAACGGATTATATATTCATCTGTTTTTTACTAGGGAATGATTTTATGCCGCATTTTCCGGCTCTGAACATCCGAACAAAAGGGATTGACCATTTAATGCTGGCGTATAAGCATGTTTTTACGGGAAAAAATGAAAAAAATGGGTTGACCGATGGTGATAAAATTATATGGAAAAATTTAAGGAAATACATCACTTATTTAGCCGGTTTGGAATTGGAGTATATTCAAGCCGAATATATTTTGAGAGATAAAATGGCCTCACGAAAGCCTTTTCAATCTGAAAAAGATAAAGATAAAGAGGTAGACGAAACATTATTGCTACCCATGAAAGACCGTTCTGCTGAATTATATATCAATCCATTTGAAGCCGGCTGGCGCGAACGTTATTACTCTACATTATTTGACATTAAAATAAATGACGCACGCTGTAAAGAAATTTGTATTAATTATTTGGAAGGTCTGGAATGGACAATGAAGTATTATACGAGCGGGTGTGTCGATTGGCGGTGGACATATAAATACCATTATGCACCTTTGCTATCTGACTTGATTAAATATATTCCTTATTTTGATACGCATCTCGTACCAGTAAAAGAAAAAAACCCTGTGTTGCCTATTGTTCAATTATGTTATGTCTTACCAAAGAGCAGTCATTATTTATTGCCGCAAAAAGTCAATGCATTGATCAGTAAGAGTAGACCTGAATGGTATTCAAACAATTGTCGGTTTCAGTGGGCATTTTGTAAATATTTCTGGGAATCACATATGGATATGCCCGAGATTGATATTGGTGAGTTGGAAGCACTGTTGGACTTGTCCCGCCCCCCGTAGGCCAATAAGTTTATACATATTACGTACACTAAAAGTAATATAAATATAATTATAGATACTATATAAATGTCTACTACTACGAAACAAATCGACATAATTACTGAACTAGATGTTAAAGATTTGCTTAAACTCCAGCAAACCATGGGTCAGAAAATGGTAGTGATTAAATTTTCAGCCAAATGGTGTGGTCCTTGTAAAAAGATTGCGCCTCTATGGGATTTATGGATTAAAAACAATAACCAAACCAATATTATATATGTAGAACTAGACATTGACGAAACGATGGATTTATACATGGCATTCAAGAGATATAAAATGGTGAATGGCGTACCAACAGTATTAATGTTTCAAGGTAATATACGCCGGGAACATTGGTTTATCCCTGATGATTCTTTTATTGGCGGTGACGTAGAAGGGTTTAAACTCTTTTTAAATCGGTGTGTGATAAAGGCCAAAAATTTATAAATTTATAAATATATAAGTTATTTAGTTGTTGGTATTTTTGACTTATACATTTTCATCTATAGTTAATTTAATATTTTCATCGCTGTTAAAAATACTAGTTATCATTTCTTCAGAAATCTCATTATTTAAATTATCAATAATTTCATCCAATGTTGGTTCTCTAACTTTGTCTATTTTAAACTTTTCTATAAACTCTTGAATTTTAAGTTGATGTTTTTTTCTTTCTTCCATCTTTTTTACCGTTTCCATAAATTTATTAGTATTAACAGGTACACTCGGTGGTGGCGTTGGTATTGTTATTTTTGTCTCTACCACTGGCGCTTTATAGAGACTATTTACAGTAGATTCAATTATATCACAATCTTCTGGTATTTTCAATAACGAGAAAACGGTTTGTTGATTATTCATTGGTAATAGTTTTCCATCAGCAGTATATTTTAGTTCACCGCCAGAGAACGTATCTTTAAATTTCTTAATAATTTTAGGGTCTATGGCATGACTTGTTTCAATAAGACGGTCATACTCATCTTTTGAAATTTTCAATAATTGAAGAGCCGGCACTCTTTCTGAAGGTGATTTTGCTAGTTCAACCTTTATATTACGATAAAATTTACCCCATGAAATAGAACTAACACGATGGGATTCATTATATTCGCTTATTTTAAGAAATTGTTGAATAGTTGTTAAAATACCCGCTAAAATATTTACCGCACCTACACCAATTGTGTAAGCATTAACATATTCAGCGGGAATCCTATCCTGGGCAAAATTAGCAGTGCCCGTTAATGTGCTCATGATAATCACGGGAATTGTAAACCATGTATTTCTATGAGAATAAACCATGTGAGATTTTTCATGTAGCCATTTATAACAAATGGCTTTATCAGCCCATTCAATAAGTATTTTTTCGTGTTCTGCTGTCCATTGAACCACCGGTTCCAGCACAACAGTCGATTCATCACCAGGGGGTTGTTCTTTGTTCATTATATAAAATATAGTCTACTATATAATAACCAAAAATATAT